CTCACGCTCCGGCCGTGGATCGTGCGCCTCGAGGAAGGCCTCTCCGAGCTTCTCCCCCGAGGCCAGCGCGCCGTGTTCAACCTCGACAGCCTGCTACGAGCTTCGACCCTCGACCGGTACAACGCCCATAAGGTCGCCCTCGACGCCGGCTTTATGACCATCTCCGAGGTGCGCGAGCTGGAGGGCCTGCCACCGCTCGCAATCGATCCGCCCGACATCGACGACGACGACGCCCAGGAGGTCGCAGGTGAGTAACGTCGAGAGCCGGTTCCTCGAGTTCGAGGGCACCGAAGTACGAGAAGCCGAGGACGGCCGGCGACAAATCACCGGGATTATCATGCCCTGGCACGGTCGCTACGAACTCAAGCCGGGAACGTTCGAACGGTTCAACCGGAGCGCGTTCGATAAGTCCATCGCCGAGCACGGCGACGAAATCTCGCTCTTTCCTCAGCACAACACGACGACGCACCTCCCCGTCGGTCGAGCGATCAGCTTCGAAAACACGAACGACGGCCTCGTCGCGACGTTCCGGATGCACAAAACCCGCGACGCTGCCGAGATCATCGAACTCGCCGAAGGTCGCGACGTAACCGGCCTTTCCGTCGGCTTTATCCCGGTCCGTAGCCGTACTGACCAGGAAGGCGAGAACACGATTATCACGCGCCTGGAGGCCCGCCTCGATCATGTCGGCTTCGTCCATCGGCCGGCGTACAAGGAAGCCCAGGTAACGGCCGTGCGGTACGACCCCGATAACCCCGAGGTCGCGCCGAGGCTCGCCCGATGGCGTGGAGTGTGGCTCGCGTGAAATCGGAGCAGCTCACCGTCGGCCTCACCGCTAGCCGCATCCTGACGAGCGTCGACACGAACCGGCACGTTTACTTTCACGACGACAGCTCGCACCCGGTCTACCTCGGCGGCTCCGACGTTACGACCAGCAACGGCCTCGAGGTGCCAAAAAACACGCTCTTCGAAATCTTTATTCCGGCACATGAAGAGCTGTGGGCCATTTCCGGCAACGCCGACCAGGCCGTGAGCATCCTGTACCAGGCCGATTAATGGTCGCCGCCCCGGACTACATCCGCCGCAACGCTCGCCGAGGCGTCGAGTTCTACGAGGAAGGCTTCGCCGGCGACGGCCTCCGCCCTGCCACGGTTCGAGCTGCCCGACGCATGGCAGCCGGCACCGTTCCGCACGAAAAGCTCCGGCTCATGGCTCCCTGGTTCGCACGACACCGCCCCGACCTCGAGAGCCCTTCAGCTCGCGCCTTCCTCACCGGCGACAGTCCTCGGCCTACAGCCGGCCAGGTCGCCTGGTTGCTCTGGGGTGGCTCGATCTCTGGCGACGTTATGGCCGCCGCCCGATGGGCCGAGCGAGAAACCGAAAAGCTGGAGCGTTCCACCGCCGCTGGTTACCGTGTGGTAACCTCACCGAATCGCGCCGCCGTCGACGCCGCCGTAAAAAGCACCTCGCCGGCACCCGAAAGAAACCACCCACCTAGACACGAAGGTAAAACCGTGAACCTCCTCCAGAAGTTGGTGCAGGAACGGGCCGAACTCAGCGAAACGGTCGAGGGCATCCTCGAGCGCGCCGTCGAGGAAGGGCGCGACCTGGTCGACACCGAAGACAAGACCCTCGGCGAACTCAAGACCCGAGCCGACGAACTCGACGCCCGGATCTCCGAGCTGCGCGAAGTCCAGGTTAAGGCGCTCGAGGCAGCCAAGCTGCGCGCCGAGATCCAGGCCGACGACGACCAGCCCGAGCAGCGCTCCGCCGCCGGCGTCGTCCGAGTGACCGACGAAGTCCGGACCTACGAGCCTCGCTCGAAGAACTCGTTCTTCCAAGACATCGTGGCCGCTAACCGTTACGGCGACGCAGGTGCCCAACAGCGCCTCGCCCGCCACGCCGGCGAGGTCGAACTCGAAGAGCGTGCCGGTAGCACCAGCAACTACGCCGGCCTCGTGGTCCCGCAGTACCTGGTCGACCAGTACAGCGCCTTCGCGAAGGCCGGCCGCCCGTTCGGTAACGCCGTCCGCAGCCTCAACCTCCCCGCCGATGGCATGAGCGTCAACCTGTCACGCGTGACCACGGCCACGACCGCCACGGTCCAAGCGGCCGAGGGCGACGCAGCCAGCGACACCACCCTCGACGACACGCTCCTCACGATGAACGTGTTCACCGTCTCGTCGGCCCAGGTGCTCAGCCTCCAGGCCCTCGAGCGTGGCTCGAACGTCGACGAGGTGCTTGTCGAGGACATGGCGTCCAGCTACGCCACCACCCTCGACAACATGCTGATTAACGGCTCCGGTTCGTCCGGCCAGCCGACCGGCGTGCTCAACACCTCCGGTATCGACGACATCGATGTCGACGACGCCTCGCCGACTGCGGCCGAGACGTACGTTCAGATCATCAAGGCCATCGGAAACGTTCAGTCGAACTACTTCCAGGGTCCGGACCTGATCGTGATGCACCCCCGTCGTGCGGCCTACCTGGCCGGCGGCCTGGACTCGAGCAACCGCCCGATCTTCCAGCCGACCGTCACCACGGCCCAGAACGTCATCGGCACCGGCCAGTTCAGCGACTACGGCGCTCCGAGCTTCTCGGTCGCCGGCATCCCGGTCCTGGTCGACGGCAACATCCCGACGAACCTCGGCACCGGCACCGATGAGGACCGCATCATCGTCCTGAACTCCCGTGAGTTCCTCCTCTTCGAGGAGAACGGCGGAACCCCGCAGATGGTCCGTTACGACGCCAACATGGCGAACCTCCAGGCCTCGATGGTCATGTACGGTTACGCCGCCGCCGGCGTCCGTAACCCGAAGGCCGTCTCGGTCATCCAGGGCACGCTCCTCGCTGCCACCCTGTAAGCCCTCTGGGTAATTGGGTCCGCCCCAGGCCGGGAGTTATTCTCCAGCGCCCGGCCTGGGGCACCCTTCACTAGCTAGGAACGGAAACGATGTCGACCCTCTGGGAAAAGCAAGCCGCTAGCCGCATTCAGAAGCCCGTAGACGCTCCGAAGCCGGCTCCGGCACCTAAGACCGCCGAAGAAGCTCCGAAGCCCAAGAAGGCCGCTAAGAAGGCCTCTAAGAAGCGTTAGCCGTGGCTTACACCACGATTAGCCTTGTAAAGGCCTACCTGGGCATTGACGACTCAGTAACGGCCGAGGACACGGCGCTAACCGCCGCCGTGAATGCGGCCGAGGATCTCGTCGACGGTTACACCGGGACTACGTTCAACACGGTTACCGAGGCCCGGACTTACATTCCGTTTAGCCGGTACGTTGTCAACATCGACCAGGTGAACACGACCGCCGGGATGATCGTCGCCCTAGATACCTCGAACGATGGCACCTTCGACACGACCCTCGAGGCCGGCGATTACCAGGTCGAGCCGCTGAACTCGTCGCCGTACTTCAAGATCCGCCGGCTTAACGGCGTGTTCCCCGTGTTCACGAACGAACGCGCAAGCGTTCAGGTCACGGCGGCCTACGGCGTCCGCAACACCGAAGGCGTGCCCTACGGCGTCCAGCAGGCCGCCCTGATCCTCGCCGCTCGGCTGTACCAGAGGAAGGCCAGCCCCTTAGGGTTTGAGGCCGGGTGGTCGGACTGGGGGCCGATGCGGATTAGTCGGACCGATCCGGACGTAAGCGCCCTCCTGCAGCAATACAAGAAAATCGGTGTGGCGTAGTGGCTGATTACGGCGCGATCCGGCAAGGGCTGGCCGACGCCCTCGACACCATCGACACGTTCGTAACCGTCTACGCCTCGACGCCCTCGAGGATTACGCCGCCCTCGGCGATCGTGATTCCGGCCCGACCCGTCGCCGACTATCATCAGTCGATGGATGGCACGGCCGGCGGTCTAACCCGTTTCCGGTTCGAGGTCATCGCCGCCGTTCAGCAGTACGCCGAGCAGTACAACCAGGAGAAGCTCGACGGCCTGATCTCCGGCCCTGGTTCGATCCAGGCCGCCCTCGAGGCCGACCCCACCCTCGGCGGAGCGTGCCTAACGCTTCAGGTGTCATCGGCCTCGGATATGGGCATGGTACAGTTTGCTGACAGCTCATTTATTGGCCTCCGAATGCAATGCGAGGTATGGAGTCGATGATTTACAAGGTTCTCTCCGACCGGCTCGCCGGCCGAGAAAAAGGCTCGACGGTTGAGGCCGACGAGCTTGACGGCGTCAATATCGACGCACTCATCAAGGGCGGCCACCTGGCCGAACAGAAAACCAAAGCCGCTAAGGCAGAAAAGGAAGAGGGTTAGGCCATGCCCTACATGAACAACGACCTCGCGGTTACCGTGAATGGTGTAGATATTTCGTCGTTCCTCACCAGCGGATCGTGGAGTGAGCAGTTCGCAGAATTGGAGACAACGGCTATGGGTGACTCGCGAGTCACCATGATCGCCGGCCTCGGCTCCGGTTCGATCAGCCTCGAGCTTCACCAGTCGTTCGCCGCCTCGGAAACGTACGCCACGCTCGACTCGCTTCTCGGCACCGTCACGACCGTTACGTTCACGCCGACCAGCTCGACCGTTGCCACCGACAATCCCGAAAAGAGCGTCGACGTACTGGTCACAGAGCTGCCCTTCGTCGATGGCGCGGTCGGCGATCTGTCGACGATCTCTGTTACCTGGCCGATGACCGGCCCGGTTACCACGAGCACTACGCCCTGATGTTTGACGCCGCATTGACTGTAACGCTGGAGGGCGGCGACACCTTTACAGCACGACCGAACGCCGGCACCATCCTCGCGATGGAGCAGTATTACGGCTCCAAGATCGAGTCGGGACTCGCAGCCATCCAAACGATGCGCCTCGAGTATCTCTGCTGGCTCGCGTGGGAATGCCAGCGTAAAGCGGGCCACACCGTGCCACCGTTCGAGAAGTTCTGGCCGCAGGTCGTGAATATCGAGGTCGAAGACGACTCGAAGACCCCTTTAGCCGTCGAGGAGCCGCCTACACCGTAGCGGTACTGGCCGTGGAGACAGGCCAGCCGATAAGCGAACTCCTCAACGCACCGATACCGATTATCCGAGCGCTCTACGCCGTTCTCGACGAACGTGCGAAAGCTCAGAAGAAAGCGAACCGCCGCCGCCGATGACCGAGGGCTTCAAGATCGAGGGCAACCGTGAGCTTCGGGCGAAGATGCGGAAGGCCGGCGAAGACGTAACCCAATTTAAAGACCTGCACCAGGAGATCGCCGACGATGTCGCCGGCGTCGCCAAAACAAAGGTTCCGGAACGTACCGGCAAGCTGAAACGGTCGATTAAACCGAAGGCGTACAACACGCTGGCGCGTATCGAGGCCGGCAACCGAGCGAAAAACTTCCGCACCGGCGTCCCATACGCGGGTCCCATACACTTCGGCTGGGCGGCTAGGCATGTCTTCATTCGGCCCAATCCGTTCATGTACGACGCCCTTGATGCTCGGAGGGACGAAGTCCAGGCGGCGTATCAGGCCGAGGTGAAAGCCCTCGTTAACAGGATCTTCTAGGATCATCTCATGGCCGACTCAGTGATTAAGGTAGCGATCCTCTCCGATACGGAAAAGTTCCGTAAGGGGATGAAGAAGGCCTCCGACTCTGTCGGCGACTTCTCGAGGAAGGCCGGCATCGCGTTCGCTGGCGTGGCCGGCGCTGTAGGCACCCTCGGCGTCTCTGTCTTTAACGAGATGGAGACGATGAGGAACAACATCATCCAGGGCACAGGAGCCTCCGGAGACGCCCTGGACGCCCTGATCGAGAACGCCCGCCAGGTAGCGATGGACGTTCCGCAGAGCTTCGACGACGTTTCCGCCGCGCTCGCCGACGTAAACACCGCTTTCGGCCTGACCGGCTCCGAGCTAGAAGCGCAAACAGAGCTCTTTCTCGACTTCTCGAGGGCGGCCGGCGTCGACGCCTCGGCCGCTATCTCCCAGGTCGACTCGGCCCTCACCCAATTCGGCGGAGACGCCGGCGACGCCGACGAGGCCCTCGGCGACCTTCTCCGCATCGCCCAGGCCACCGGCCGGCCGATGGAAACGCTTCTCTCGAACGTCGAAACGTTCGGCCCCGTGTTCGCAAATATGGGCTTCTCGCTGGAGGAAACCACGGCGCTTATGGGGCAGCTCGCGCAGGGCGGCGTCGAGGTAACCCGTATCGCTCCCGGCCTGAACGCCTTTAGCCGCAATATCGCCGAACTCGGAGGCGACCCCCGTAAGGCCCTCGAGGACACCGTCGAAGCGATCAAGAACGCAAGCAGCGACACCGAAGCCCTCAACCTGGCTACGGAAGCGTTCGGGGCCGAGGGAGCGCAGCGGCTTAGCTCGGCGATCCGTACCGGGAACCTCGACCTCGAGAACTTCTCCGGCCTTCTCGGCGAGGGTACTGGCGAGGTCGATAAGCAAGCCGACGCGATGCTCACCCTTCAGGACCGCATAAACATCCTGAAAAACCGCGGCTTCGCGAAGCTTATGCCGATCGTCGAAAAGGTTACCGAGTTCGTCGAGGAGCTGGCTAACGCCTTCTCCGAGGACGGCCTGGCCGGCGCTGCGGACCTTCTCCGGGAGAAACTCCGGCCGGTTACGGATTGGATGGAACGAAACAAGCCGATTATGGCGGCCGTGGCCGTGGTTATCGGCACCGTCCTCGCCGGAGCTGTCTACTCCCTCGTCGCTGCTATCGCCGCCCTCCTGTCGCCCGTGGTGCTTGTCGTCGCCGGCATCGCCGCCCTGGCCGCTGGCGTCGTGTGGGCATATGAAAATATCGGCTGGTTCCGAGACGCCGTCGATACCGCTATCGACGTTCTCCAGGCCTGGTGGAGCTTCACTAGCGAGAACATCATCCCGATCTACGAAAAGCTCGCCGAGATCGCGTTCGAGGTCGGCGAAACCGTCGCCGGCGTCGCCGTGACAATCTTCGAGAATTGGCAGGAATACGCCGGCAAGGTCGGCGACATCCTCGGCACGTTCTTCGATCCGCTCCTCGAGGCTGCTCGGTTGGTGTTTAACCTGATCGCTCAGGCCTGGAACGGCACCGTCGGCGGCTTCGGCTTTAGCGTTCCCGGCTGGATTCCCGAGATCGGCGGACGAGAGTTCCGCATCCCGAACATTCCGGAGCTGGCCGACGGCGGCCTAGTCACTCGGCCGACCCTGGCGCTCATTGGCGAAGCCGGCCCCGAGGCCGTTATCCCCCTCGACCGAGCCGGCTCTATGGGCACGACTAATATCACCGTGGTACTCCCTGCCGGGAGTGACGGCGACGACGTGGTGAGGGCGCTCCAGGATTACCAGCGCCGCCGCGGTTCTATCCCGATCACGACATCCGGCGCGAGGTTCTAGCCGTGGCCTGGGCCGACTACTCGGTCTATCTCCTCGAGGACGTTCTAAACCGGAACGACATCGCCGGCACCGTCCTCGGCTTCAGTATCGACCAGGTAGCCGAAGCCGGCCAGATGGGCCGAGGGAACGCCGTTATCGACCTCGATAACTCCGATGGCCGATACACGCCTAACAACGGCGGAACGTACTCCGATGTCGACTGGTTCTCGGCCGCTATCGAGATTACCGTCGGAACGTACTCGTCGAGCATCGACGCCTACCTCTACGCCGGCATGATCGTCGGTTTCGACCTGGTCGACGACGGCATTACCTCGAGGGTGCGGCTCACCGTCGCCGACGCGTTCAGTATCGGCGGCCGTACACCTATCGCCGACCGGACCGTAAGCGGAACGACGACCGGCCTCGCCGACTTTATCGAGACTTACTGGTCCGGAACCTACGGCGAGGTCCAGCTCCCCACCCTCGGAGCTGGTGCAGGTGCCGAACCGTACTCCGACGACGCCGGCCCCACCGCGCTCGAGATCGACTACAAACTCGCCGACGTTCCCCAGGGCGCAGCTATCGACGAAATGAACGCCGCCGTACTCCCGGCCGGCCCCGGCGTAGCGTTCCCGACCCGGCTCTTCCTGCCCGACCCCGGTTTTCCGCTTCTCTGGTACTTCTCAAGCGCCGACCAGCTCCAACGCGGCACCACGTTCGCCACCGAGTTTACGTTCACCGAGGACGCCTCGACCGGCGAGCTTCCGTTCCGAGGCTTGAAACGTGGTTACGGCATCGACCAGGTAACGAACTCGGCGCAGATCACCGGCGCATTCTCGGGAGCGACCCAACAGACCGACCAGAACACGACCTCGATCGACGCTTACGGGGCACGAAACCGGCAGTACACGACGGCCGACCCGACCGACGCCGACGCCCTCGCGACCGCCGAGGCCTGGGTAACGAAGTTCGGCGAAACGGCCTTTATCGCCCAGGAAATCCAGGTAACGAGGGCGATGGTCGCCGACAAGGTTTCCGATACGGCGACGGAATGGCTCGATCTTCTCGACTGCAGGAAGGGCTGGTGGAACCCGGCCTCGGTCACCTACACGCCGACCGGCGGAACCGAACGCACCGACGACGTACTTATTACGGCGCGCCGGATCGAGGCGAGCCCTTCGGACACGACCGTAACGCTCACGCTCCGGCCGGCCGCTAACTATTGGTACTTCACCCTGGACTCGGACATTCTCGGAGTGCTCGATCAGAACCGGCTAGCATGAGGCCACTATGACGTTTTCGGCGAACGAGGTGCTCACGGCGGCCAACCTGAACGCCCTCGATATCAACACCCTGAACACCTCGAGCACCGTCACAATCGGCGGCGCGCTCACCCTTAACGGAAGCTCGACCTACGTCCCTCCGGCCGATTGTTTCAATAGCGGCGTGACCGTCGGAAACGGCACCGGAGCCGGCTACTACATCGACCTCGGCGACCTCGCGCAATGGCAAGGCTATTTTCAGCTCGGCAGTACCTCGGCAATCACCGGAACGATCAACCTCGCGCTACCAGTCACCAAATTAGCTGGGAGCATCACCGGCATTTCCGGCGGCACCGTTCACCTTCGCGACGCCTCCGCCGGCGTCTACTACAAAGGCCGGCTTTCGCCTTTCACCAGTACCGAGAGCCGCGTCCAGGTCGATTCGGTCTATCTCAACCCTCAGAGCTACGGCGTCGATGTCAACGCGACCACGCCGTTCACCTGGACCACGAACGACCGCATTATTTGGAACTTTGTCTACGCCTCCGTTTAGGAAACGCCCGTGACCTTTGACCTGACCGACCTCGAAGACCCCGACGACGTTCCGGCCGATTGGTGGCTCGAACGTATGCGGCTCCGGCGCGACGCCCTTCTCGCCGCCTCAGACTGGACCCAAACGAGCGACGACCCGACCGGCAACGCCGCCGCCTGGGCGACCTACCGGCAACAGCTCCGAGACGCTCCGGCGAGCTGGACTCCCGGCCCGACCTGGACACCGCCCGAGACGCCATGAACCGCCTAAAGGCTTCGCCGCTGGTTTTTGGTCAGGGCACCCTGGCCTGTGCCACGGCTCATAACTTGAACGACCTCGGCCGTATCGTGAACCTCGACGTACTCGCCGAGGCCTCGAAGACCGGCCTAGTCGCCGCCGTGTTCTTTATCGTCGCGATCGTCGGCGGAACCGTCGCCGGAGTGCTCGAGGCATGAGCGCCGGCGCTTACGCCCTAATCGGCACGCTCGGAGCTGCCGGCATTACCGGCCTGGCCTCGATCCTGGTCGCCCTGTTGCGGACCCGAGGCGAGCTTCGAGCCGACCACGCCGACGTAAAGCGTTCCCTCGACCGGATCGAGGACCGGATAGATGGGCACCTCGAATGGCACGCCGAGCATCCGCAGGAATAGCGCTCGCCCTGGTGCTCCTCGCCGGCCCTGCAGCCGCCCAGGAAACCGACGGCGAGGTTCCGCTTTCGTATTACACCGCCGGCGGCCCGCCTAATACCGTCGTAATCATCCAGGAACCGCCTACGGCCGAGGATGAAGCCCTCGACCTCACCTCGGTTATCGCCGCCGCCTCCGCCCTCGCTACCGGAGCCGGCGTCATCGCCGCCCGATTCAAGAAGGCCCGAACCTCTACCGAGTAAGGTAATACCCATGTTTGACCGCCGCTTCCTTACCGACCTCGTCGAGCGTGCCATCTCGGCCGCCGCCGCGACCTTCGCGAGCCTCGTCGGCTCCGACTCGCTCCAGCTCCTCGAGCTGCCCCTGATCGACGCCGTGAAGGCCTCCGCCGGAGCTGCCCTCCTCGTCGTCGTGAAAGGGCTCGCCGCTCGCCGTATCCCGGCCGGCGACGCCTCGCCCTCGGCCGTGAACCTCGACAAGGTCGGCCCGTGACCCTCCCGACGACCTCCTCGAGGGTACGGACCGCCGAGCTTCACCCTCGCTTCCGAGCACGCCTCGAAGCGTTCTTTCAGCATCCCGAGATCGCCGGGAAGGTAAAGATCGTTTCCGGCGTCCGCACCATCGCCGACCAACGCCGCCTCTACGACCTCTACAAGCGAGGCCGAGGGAACCTGGCCGCGAACCCTGACCGGCAGCTCGCTAACGGTTTCCGCGGCTCTTACCACATGCAGCAAAACGCTCCCGGCTGCGACGGCTACGGCATGGCCGTCGACCTTCGCATTACCGGCCGAGGCCTTACCTGGGCACGCCTTCACCAGATCATCGCGACCTTCGGAATCCGGCCTACCGTCCGCTCAGAAAATTGGCATATGCAGCCTGGTCGCATGGCCGGCAACCGGTTCGACTGGTTCCCGTACACCGCCGGCCGAGAGAAAGCGTTCCAGGCCGACACCCGTTCCGAGCTGCAAAAGATCGCCGCCTACATCGCCGACCTACGCCGCAGCGTGCTCCGTCGAGGCGACCGAGGCGTCCAGGTCCAGAGCTTGCAAAAGTTCCTCGTGGACCAGAACTTCCCGGCCGGCACGCCCGACGGGATCTTCGGCCGCAAGACCGAAAAAGCCGTTCGAATGCTGCAGAAAGACGCCGGCCTCGTCGTCGACGGCATCGCCGGCCCGAAGACCTGGAACGCGCTACTCGGCTCCTAGTGCTTGCATAGTTCTCCCCAACCTGGTTGGATAACTCTCAGCCCACACCGGGCGAAGACTGGAGAACCATGAAATACGCACAGGTAAAGCTGGTTATCGCATACGAGGCATACACCGAACCCGTCACGCTGTCGGCGCTCGATTAC